ATAAAATTATTAAAATTATTAAAAAAAAAATTTATAACATTAAATTTATAAGAAAATATTTACAAATAGACAGTTTAGAATATAATTAGATTACTATGAAACTGATAACTTTTTTTTCTCTCTAAAAATTAGTTAATAATCATTGCATCATGAATAATAATCGAGTAACAGTCCGCCGTCAAACATACACCAGTGACACTATAATGCTTATAGTTGGTGTTCTTTTTCTAATTGGTATTGGAATTTATTTATATAATAATTATAAATCATTAAAAAATGCTATGTTACCAGTTGCAACATCTGTAAAACCACAATGTCCTGATTATTGGGATTCTATAGGAAATGGACAATGTCGTAATACAAATTACTTAGGAAGTTGTAGCAATACTCCTGGATCAAATATAATGGATTTTAGTAGTCAAGTATTCACTAATGCCAATACAGGTAATTATGCCAAATGTAAATGGGCAAAAGCCTGTAATATTAGTTGGAGTGGTATTGATAGACTTTGCTAGATATTTAAGATTTAAGATTTAAGATTTAAGATTTAAGATTTAAGATTTAAGATTTAAGATTTAAGATTTAAGATTTAAGATTTAAGATTTAAGATTTAAGATTTAAGTTAAGATTTAAGATTTAAGATTTAAGATTTAAGATTTAAGATTTAAGATTTAAGATTTAAGATTTAAGATTTAAGATTTAAGATTTAATGTGTGTAATGTATATTTTGGTGTATAATGTATATTTTGGTGTGTAATGTATATTTTGGTGTATAATGTATATTTTGGTATTTTTTTGTAATAATTTGGAAAAAATATGCAAAAATTGATTTAATTAGTTTATGATTAGTTTATAATTACTTAAAACACGATTATTAATTTCCAGAACTAGGAAACTTGGATAATATGTCAAGTGTGGATATTTGCTCTGGGATTATAGGTTGTCACAATTTTGTGATAGTGGAACAACGCATGTATTTTAATACACCAGGTGTGTTTTTCTATCTGTGCACGAGGTGTGGATACGAAAGAATGCTACCTGATGCATGTGTTATTGATATCGAACACACACATGACTATTGCAACTATAGCGGATGCAACAATGGTTTTTATATCATTAGATGCTCACACCTAAACTGCCAGTCTTTCGTACGCGTCCTAAATATTACAAAAGTACACTCACCCACGACTGATAACGGTAAACGCCGTCTAGAAGACAGTGCCGACGAAGAATGTTCTTCAAAACTGAACAATTTCTGAAGCCAAAACCACTGTTATAAACTATTTTTTTTGATTTTATGGCTTATTTATGGCTTATTTATGGCTTATTTATGGCTTATTTATGGCTTATTTATGGCTTATTTATGGCTATTCTGTCTTTTATTTAATGTATTTTTATTGCAGAAGCTTGATATATAGTTATATAGTTATATTATGCAAAAAAGCCATTCATAAAAAGCCTGAAAAACATTGGTAAATTGCAAATATGCATTTTACAAAACTATCTGGAAATATATATTGTATACTGAAACTGGTGGAAAAAATGATAAAATAATGATATTACAAAAATATAAAATTGAAAAGAAAAATATAAAAAGAAAATATATAAAACCAAATATCAGAAAAGCCAACTTTTCAGAAAAGGTAATTTAAAGAAAAAGATGCATAAAACGGATATTCATAAGTTGATTGATAAGTATAAGTCGGAATCGGGTAATCATAATGTATTATCTCAGCCTGGTTTGCAGTGTCGTTCCGGTCGTTGGGAAGTTCCAGATGATAAGTATCAGGCTTTTCTAGATACTATTGGATCTGTATTAGAGCGAAATCCGAAGATTGAATTGCATTTTCTGGAGGTGCCTAATAAGGAATTTAACATGATTAAGGTAGACATAGATCTACGTTTTAAAGCTACGGAAGAGGAACTAAAGCAGAAAATGCGTCCATTCCGTCGTTATAATGATGAATTTGTAGAATTAGTAATTAATACTATTGCAGCTAGTTTGCAAGAAATTATTGAAGTCCCTGATAATTATAAAATATATATCCAAGAAAAGTCAGAACCCCGTATAGCCCATCAAGAAAAAATGATTAAAGATGGCATACACATTATAATTCCTGAAATTGTAATGACTAATGCAGCATTGTATTACTTACGTGAAAAGATAATAACTAATGATGATATTAAGGAGTCACTAAGTGAGATTGGTAATATAACATCTCCAGCAGATGTGATAGATAAACGTATTATTTATCCTAATGCCTGGTATATATATGGTTGTGGAAAACCCGATGATCGTGGTAACTTTTATAAAGTTACACGGATTTACAAGGTTATTAAGATGGGAGATGACTATGAACTGCGTATTTTACAATCAACCCGTAAAATATCCGATTATATCAACTTGTTTTCCAATTTTGGAAAGAAAGTTAATGTAAATTACCTAATGGAATTCGATGGTGAATTATCACGTTATAAAAACGATAAAAATACTAAATACACTGGTAAAGAAAATGAGGCCTTGTATAAATTATATGTACAAGATCAAGGTAATCTTCGCAGAATTTCAACTTTAACTAAGGATGAAATTAAGCCCTATCTAGATTGTCTAAAGCCGAAACGCTATGATGACTATGAGGATTGGTGTAGGGTCGGATTAAGTTTATATAATATGGATGATAGAAATTATGATCTATGGAAAGCATGGAGTGCACAATCTCCTAAGTTTGATGAAGATTCATGTTTTAAGAAATGGCATAAGGAATTTCCAAAGGCCGGAAAATACAATATGGATTTCCGTAAGATAAAGGAAATGGCGAAAATAGATAATCGCGAGAAGTTTAATCAAATTATCAATATTAATAAGAAGCATTTCTTCCAACGTTGGTTACAAGCCCATATGGATGAAAAAGATATTTATGCAAAAAATATTAGTATTAGCACTATAACCCGTTTCATCCATTGTTATATTATGGATTATGCAAATTTTAACATTGCATGTGCATTACCAGGTGGTGCATCTTCAGTATATTATAAGTTCGATAAACACAAATGGACAGAAGATAAAGCTGCAAACAAGGTTTATACTCTATTGTCTGATACGATTAAGACTGAACTAGGTAATATCTTTCTAGAACTCAAAGAAAAAATGATCGCAATGCAACGTGCTGAAAATGAACAATCACGTAGTCGTCATAATAGACGACGTGGTGGTGATGATGAAAGCGAAATAAGTGAAATGTCACAGCAATTAGGACGTGATGATAGGGAAGCTGTTGTAAGTGCAGAACGGATGGCAGATGAACAGAAGGAAAAAATTTATACGCGTATGCAACATGAAAGATGCAGTGCGATTATTCAATTCCTGGATAAGTTATCAAATAAAAAGACAGTTATAGAAGATTTAAGTCAAAAATGTTATGATGAAGATTTTTATAAGAAGCTAGATATGAATAATAATGTATTTGTTTGTACAAATGGTATATTAGATCTAGATACATGTATTTTCCGAGATGGTCAACCTAGTGATATGATGACACTATCTTCTAACATAGAATTTCCCAAAGATATTGACAAGTTGGAAGCACAAGATCATATGTGTTCTATCCAAGACTGGCTAGATAAGATTTTTCCCGATGACGAAGTCCAAAACTACGTTATGAACGTAATGGCCTGTAAATTATCCGGTAATCTCGGCCTACTAGGTGAACGTTTCCATATTTTCACAGGTTCAGGTGCAAATGGTAAATCGCAATTCTTCAAGTTAATCAAAGAAGTATTTGGAGATTATTATTTAGCTGCAGATAACACACTGCTTAACACACCGAAACGTGATCCTAATAGTGCTAGCCCTGCTATTGCTATATTAAAAGCAAAGCGTGTAGTTACTTTAACGGAACCTAAGAATAATATTCCTTTTGAAAGTGATAAAGTTAAGGAATTAGTAAGTGGCGATCCACTAACTTGTCGACATTTGAATAAAGACCCTATTCAGTTCATACCACAATATGCATTGTTCTTACAATGTAACGATATTCCACGAAATGAATCTACTGATGATGGTTTCTGGCGTAAGATTTTCATTGTTCCTTGTGAATCTAAATTTATTCTGAAGGATGAAGATTTATATAAGCTAAATGATCAAATAAAGTTCCCTAATCATTTCATTGGTAGTGATCAAGCGCATTTATACAAGGATTGGGCTCCATATTTCTTGTATTTGCTGTTTGAGCGTTATAAGGCATTAAAGGCAAATGAATTTAGATTCCAGGTGCCAGAAAAGATGAAGGCTGCTACTCGGCAATATCAAGAGGAGGCTAGTCCGTTTACACAATTCTATAATGATAAACTGGAGGAGGCACCTGGCTATAAAGTCGATGCTGCTACGCTATATCAAGAATTTCAGCAATTTGTGGGTCGTGATTTTAAGACTCAAAAACCGACATTCTTAAAGCAGATGGAGAGGATGATTGGCAAGCCTCGTGGTAAGAATAAGGATTATTACGGTTTCCGTATATTTGGTACAAGTGGTGAATCTATTGAAAGTGCAGATGCAAATGCAGGTAATTCTGCTGGTGCACACAATAGCGATGTAGAATAAATGTTCACAAAAAGTAAAATTTTATATTTTTTATTTGTTTTTATTTGTTTTTAATATGTTTTTATTTGTTTTTAATATGTTTTTTATTTGTTTTTATTTGTTTTTATTTGTTTTAATGATTTTTATAATTGAATGTCGTTTGATTGATTTAATCTAGAAATGATAAAATGTATAAAAAGATAACTATGATGATAGGATATTACTATGATAGGATATTACTGAATAGGAAGTTAAAAATGCCAATTATTAATATGCATATTATAAGACCTATAATAATTTTATAATATAAATTACTGGTTGAATCAGAGTCTGATATTTGAGTACGGAATAATGAAAAGTTATTTTGATTAATATTAGTTTCATTTTGTTTTTTGCTCAATTCTTCTTTACCACTATCAATAATCTTTCTCTTGTCATCTATATTTTGATTATTATTATTAATTATTTCTTGTTGGTGTGATTGTATAAAACTACGATCTACGTATGAATTTATAATTGTATCCGCGTTTTTATTCATATCCTCAATATTAGCATTTGTAACTGGTATTTTTTGAATAACTGAATTTATTATTGGTTTTAACAAAAGTTTGTAATCAATTGTATTTCTGTTATTGATATAACCATCTTCTAGAAGTTTAGTACATCTAGATGGAGTACTACTATTATCTAGGCATTGTAATAAACCACTATTGTCAATTGAAACACATTCATTCTGATTGGGGGAATACTTGCCGCCGGCATAATTTCCCCACATATTGCAAATTTGTCCGGAATCATTCATAATGATTGGTGTATCTAATGTTGAATATCTAGCTAGAGTTGCTTGGATATTACGAAATTGTTGTTCTAAAGCATTTTTCAATTTGGTATCAGTTATTGTATCTAATTGTTGTGTTACTTCTTTCGGTAACGGTGTGTTTAAATCCACAGTAGTTGATACGGGAGGTGTAATTAAAGGTATTGTTCCTTGTGGCATAGTTGCTGCTGCTGTAGTGCTAGGTATAGAAACTACTGATTCAGAATTAGGATATGGATTTGGTGGCAATGGAAATGGATCTGTATTTTGTGGTGGTGGTGCACCACCATCAAAACCTTCTAAACCATTCCTTCTAGTATTTAACCAATATCCTACACCAATAGCTATAATTAGAATTATAAAACTTAATAGAATATTTTCTGTAGTTGCATTATAGTTATCAGTCATTTCTATTTTACTGTAATACTCTAATACTATAATTTACTAATATTTTCTAATATTTTCTAACATTAGAAGTGTAACTGATCTATCTAGAAATCTAGCATTTACGATATATATTATCTACATTCTCCATATTATTTAGGTAATTTCGTATACTTGTACCGGCAAAAGGGTCTTGATCTGGAACTTGATATTTGGAATAATTTGATAAATAAAAATTACGCCAACCCATTTCTGGAATGCCAGTTGGATATGAAGTTGTACACTGAATATCTACTTCTGGAATACTCGCAGGATTTTTAGAACACGTAATTAATGGAGAATATTTATTAAAATGTTGATGGAAATTATAGACAGGACCTACTCGATGAACAGGCATTCTAGAAACCCGTTTATTAGGACAAGTATCAAATATTACTGGTAAAAATGCTTCTCCTTTAGTAGTGTTAGAGTGTTTATTACTTGATGTATTCCATAATGTAGGTGTTGCTTGATAAAGATATATTACTAGAATTACTAAAATACAAAATAATAATAGGCTATTTATAAATGTAGTATCCATGGTAACTATTTAGATTGGTCTAATATAAAAACAGAAAATAATCTAGCACTACAATAGAAACTATCAACTCACTCAATCGTGAATTAGAAATATAAATAGAAATAGAAATAAAAATTATTATAGATATATAAATAAATAGAATGAAGACTCTTATATATCGCGATGATACATTTTATCTATCTGATGAAACCAAAGAACCTAAAGGCAAAACACGCATTTTAAAGTATAAACCCAGCGCTGAAGAAATGCCGCATGCACATTTTAAGGAATATGTAGTAGTTTATGGCCGCCTTTCTTGTCCCTATTGCCAAAAAACATTCAAACTACTAAACAAGAAAAAACGCAAATTTATCTTTGTTGAAGTCGATAGTGAACCTAGCAACTTATTCGAAAAAACAAACCTACTAACCATACTAGGTGACACCATTAATGGACATACAACAGTACCTATTGTATTTGATAAAGGCAAATTTATAGGCGGGTCTAGTGATTGCGAAAAACATTTCTAATAAATTGTTTTAACCCATTAGGTTTTTACAAAACCTTGCGAAAAACATTTCTAATCTAATAAATTGTTTTATAGTTTCTAGGTTGTTCTGTTTTTTTAATTTTAGTTTATTCTATTCTAGTCTTTCTAGAAAAGTATTCCATTCATCAACACTAGCTTTTTCTTGAAATACGTTTTCTTTACCTGTTTCAATAGCACGCTGTAATTTGTGTTTTAGTTTAACATTCATAGTTATCCGGGTTGCAATCTGTGCATATTCTTCCCCTGTACTAGTTATACATTCGCAATCCGCCATATTCATTTTTTTATAAAGGCCAAGAGTAAAACGGCCATGTAAGAATTCGCTAGGTTTAGTTACTACAGGGATATTATAATCTATTGCTTCATATGTAGTATTACATCCACCAAATGGAAAAGGATCTAAACACACATCACAAACTGAAACTACATTAAGAAATTCCGGCTTTTCTAGCCCCGGTAACCATCTAATCCTTGCAATATTATCTATACCTATAACCTGTCTAAGTCTTGCTAGATGACTTTTACAATAAGGATATCCATTTGATAATAAAATTGTAGCTTCTCTATCTAGCTGTAAAATCCTTGCTAGTGTTATTTCAAAATCCGGACTCATTTTATAAAACGTTTGCAAACAACAATATAAATGCCCACTAGACGGCAATCCTAATTGTTCCCGTGTTTTCATTACATAGGGTTGTGGTATGTTAGGATTATTTTCAATAAATATCTTATGCGGACTGAAATAATAAGTCCCTAGCGATTTAAAAAGTATTATTTTTTCTTTATAATGAGATTGTGTTATACTGCTAGATGTTGTATCTTCAAAGATGCTGCTAGAGATATAATAATCAATAGTATCGATTCCGCTAGTTTCAGAATGACCCCATGTTGTAATTTGGTGCTTGACAATCCTTGAATATGCTAGTAATGTAGGAAGTAATTTCATACCTAAATCGGGATAGATTATAATATCTAGCTCTAGAGATTCTAATTGTTTCCTAGCATCAGTAAAATTAGATGCTAGATGGATATAAACCGATTTATACTTTCGAATAAATACATCCGCTAGAATACCCTTATACTGTTCCGAAGCAACAAACCCCGCAATATACACATCAAACCTTGCTGCATCTAACTTTCCAATAATACCAATTCTATCCCGCAAAACACTAGAATCTCGACTAAAGGAATCTGTTATAAAACACACCCTTCGCTTTTTACTTCCATAATTAGTAATAGTTTGTGATGTGCCGAACCGATTTTTTAGTATTACTTCTGCTAAACGGGGTGAGTAATAGTTAACCCATGGTGCTATTTTTCTAATTAATTTAGAATATTTTGCTAATATATTGGTATTTATTTTATTATGGTAAGCTATTGCATAAGGTAAACATGTTTCATTGCTAATAAAGATAAATTCTTCTTCAGTAAATAGGAAATTGCTAGGCCAATGTTCTAAAAAGTAATCTATCAGTTGTTCATAAAGGGAACGAATTTTATTTTGTATAAATTCATTTTCAATGTAGTATGGTATTTGTAAGAAAAACCAAAGAATAATATCTTTAGCACCTAGCCAGACTAACCTAGTAAACAATCTTATATTCCAATCTAGAGTATAACAAATTAAGGGTGTTGTGCTAGAGGTGATGCTAGAGTATGTTTTTTGAAAATAATGATAATCTTCAGGAGGAGAACATGTAGCAACACACTTTATAATATCGGGCTTAATGTGTTGAAATAAGAATCCCATAGGTGTATTATGTGCATCTAATTCATAAGTAGTTGTAAAATCTCGTATACCATTTATTAATTGTTTAAACATGATTTTGATTTTATTATGTTTTTCATCAGCTGATAATTGGGGATATCTAATTGATAATATTTTATAAACATATTCATTGAGAATAAATGAATGCATATCTAGTAAAATATAGTTGTCTATTGCACATATTAAAAAAATTGAAATTAATTATATTTAAAATACTCAATTACAATCTCTAGTATACTTCGAATACATCTCATACACAACAATGATATCGTCTAAGGAATATGATGATAAATTAAGTGCATGTGTTCTTAATGTTATTGATGATGTTATTAAGTGTGAAGTAGCAAAGCCAGTTGGTGAACAAACTGTAAATTCTTTAGTTACAAGTACAGATAGTGAGGCTATAATTGATTTAACAAAGCGAGTAGAAGAAATAGTAAATAAACGTATAGAATCTACCCTAGGTTGTAAAATAGGCATTAATAATTTACATGTAATGAAAAATGATGCAAACGGTCGTAAAAAAATAAAGGAACTATTTAAGGAATATGACAGTGATGAAAACTCACATAGTATGTTTAGTAATAATATGAATGATATTATTAGAAAAAAACAAAATTTAGTTGTAATGGAAGTTGATATTGATTCCAATAACTCGGCAACGGCATCAGCAACAACAACTAACAATAGTATTGTTGATCCTTGGGATAGTGATTATGAAGATACGGAAACAGCAGCAAATCCGCATGAAGATATGATAAAACATGATAAGCATGATAATCATGATAAGCATGAACATAAAAGTAATGATAAAGGTGATGATAAAGGTGATGATAAAGGTGATGATAATATTGAATATCGATCATTTCGGGATTATCTAGAAGAAGTTGATAATATTGATGAATTGCGAAGTATGTTTATTAGCATGATTCTAGATTTTAAAGAACGTGTTAGAGGATGCGAAAATTGCGAGACATGTTCCCAGATTATTCAGATAGTTGAAACCAATATTAAAAAATATAAGAAAGTATCTAAACTAGCCTATGTTTTTTCAACAATTTTCATTCATATGATAAATGATGTCATACCAGATAAACTAAATGAAAATCAGATTAATTTGCTAAATGTCATTTTCGTTCTGCTAGTTAAAAATTCTAAATTCCCAGACTTATCCTACGTTTATGATAAGTTCAAACAATTTATAAATGTTAATGCTTTTGATGGTCTAGTTTTACGTATAGCAATTCAAAAATTTAAATCTGTAGAAATTCGAATAATGCTTCTAGAATGGAAGTGTAATATAACAGTACTAGAACATCGTCCTATAATTCGCGCCTTTCATTATGAAAAATTCGGTGTTGTTAGAACCTTGATAGAACTTGGTAGTAGCTATAAGTATTATTTACAAAAGGAACTCTCTGAGCTTAATTATAAAATATTCCAAATGTCAATAGATGATTATCTAGATAGAGAAATGCCAAATTCTTCTAGAATAGAAAAGGAATTACGTATTGTAGGCATGATTAATGATTATCGGCTCATGATACGGGATAGTGGAGAAGATGATTTACCACTCTCTAATGATTATTTTATAGAGGAATTTCTAAACCATTTTCTGAATATAATTAGCACTAATGGCACTAGCTCAATAGATGATACTGATATTAGCACTAACACTAGAACTAGCACTAGAACTAGCAAAAAGAATAAGAAAAATAAGAAGAAGAATAAGAAAAATAAGAAGCCAACCGCAGAAACTAATGATAATCAAACTCTGCTAGAGCCTATTATGGAAGTTAAATCAATACCTCAATGCCTAGATAATTTACCTAGCGGTGATTCAAATACTGACAATACTGTCTCTATTGATTTATTAAATGATGAAACATTTGGATCAAATGATTATTATCATGATGATTGTGAAAATTGTGAAAATGGTGAAGATGAACCTAAAAATAAAGATGCAAAGGAAAAAGAAATTATTGAAACAGAAAATCCAGCTAGATGCAATACGGATACAATAACAAAACCACTGAAGATAGAGAGTAAATGCAAACCATGGAAATCTATTTATAAGTCATCCGGTCTAGATTGGGCAGTTGAAACTTATTGGGACAATCATTTTTATAATATATTTGGCAAATACATGATATGTTAAGAATGTTAAGCATACCAATCATACCAATCATACCAATCATACCAATTATACCAATTATTTTTTTTGTTTTTGCTTTCTATTAGCATTTTAATCAAAGTATACTCTAGAAGACATACTAGAATATAAGGTAGAAGGTAACAATATAAAAATGCCAAAAGTAGAAGTTCTAGAAGTAAAACCTATTATAGAACATAATGTAATAACGAAAAAAGAAGGTTGTTATTTTCCAGAATCACATTATAAACACATTATTAAATCTAACGCGGATGTATATGGTATTCTAGAAGATGGTTCTAGATGTTTGCTAATTAAATTTCGCAAAAATGTTATACCCAAAAATATATGTATAGATGCATTTAAAGCTCTTGAAGCGCATTCAAAACATAAAAACTATAACCGTGGCGCAGCTGCAGGTAAATTACAACTATCTAAACTTCCTAAATATGTTGGTAAAGTAACTAAACGCGAATCATTCCGGGTTTTCTATAAAACTCAGCGTGGACGCAAAAATAAAGATAATATCGGCAATATGGCCATGAGTAATATCGCCGGTTATTATGATAAACCCGATCGCAATGCCTACTCAGTTAATTCTAATTCTAAACATAAAAATAGCAAAGAAAATAGCAAAGAAAATAGCAAAGAAAATAGCAAAGAAAATATTAAAAAAAACAAAAAGCAAACTAAAAAGCAAACTAGTAAACAAAGCAAAAAACAACAACAATTAAAGAATGAGGGTTATGATATTCATGGAAATCAACTTTGTCGTACCACACAATTTACTAAAGAAGAAGTTAATAAATGGGCAAGTACAGTTCCCTTTATCCAATATGCTGATAAAATGTTTAAGAAATTAATTCCTGATCGGCATACAATTCAATTAGCCCGGGCAAATAAAACACCTCAATATCAGATAAAAGGAACTGCATATAGTACAATTACGCTAAATTATGATTGGCGTACGGCATGTCATATGGATAAAGGTGATCTAGAAGAAGGTTTTGGAAATCTGCTAGTTTTAGAAAAAGCCAAATCCGGGTTTCCGGAATGCAAAGGTTATGAAGGCGGATATTTAGGATTTCCACGGTGGGGAGTTGCAGTAGATGTGCGACAAGGTGATTTCCTAGCAATGGATGTACATGAATGGCATTGCAATACTGAATTAAAAAGTATCGGCAGTCATTCTAAGAATAGTAAGAATAATTCCACCAATAATAATAATGATTTTGGTAGGTTAAGTGTGGTTTGTTATTTAAGAAAAGGAATGTTAAAATGTTCTAAGATTATGAATTAACAGATGGCATTGCATTTATTTCACAATGTAATTTAGCAAGTTTTGCACCTAGATCTAAATTTTCTTTTTGTAATTTTTCTTTTGATTGTAATCCAATAGTTACTATTGCAGCTAATATATTTTAGGTGTGATTAGGTGTGATTAGGTGCGATTAGGTGTGATTAGGTGCGATTAGGTGCGATTAGGTGTGATTAGGTGTGATTATGTGCGATTAGGTGCGATTAGGTGCGAGTAATGCTAGGTCTGGTTGTGTTAGGTCGTGTAGTAGTGGTGCTGGTATTAGGACTGGTAGTGACTGTTCGGGTTGTATTTGGACGGGTGGTGTTAGGAGTAGTAGTTGAAGTAGCAGTACGTTTTTTAGAAGATTTAGTATAATTTTTTAATAAGCTATTATCTTTCATAATCATTGCATGTTCTTTGAATAATGTAATATAGTAGTCCATATTGACATCTACATATTGAAATTCCATAGCAATAAATTGACAGCCAAGTTCCTTTGCAATAACTGGATTATAATTAGTATTTAAAAAGTCACCTTCTTTGTGAGGAACAACAATTGTTAGACCCCGACGGTTAAATTCAATTAATTCTTGTGTATTAAAACCTGGTACAGTTAGATCGCTCCATAAATATCTGCGCATTGCATGTTTATCTGATTTTGTTGGATTATCCCAACAATAATTTACAATTTCTTCCATACCACTCCCTTGGAAACCGTCACTAGAAAATATTACAACTTTACCCATTAATTGTGATTGTGTTAAATCTGCTATAGCATCATTACCTTGAAAAGAATATGCATTGGGTAGTAAGCGTTCGCCAAACATTTTGGTTATAAGTAATGCTAGCAAGTTTAAACATGATAAGTTGCTATTGGTGTTAAGATTGAACCCAATGAATACGGGGTCACTATAGTTATAACATCCTTCTAGACCATCAAATACTTTGAAAGCATTACTTGCAATAATTTCAAAAATGGTCTCTAGAGGTGTATCATTAATCATTATTTTCCATTCTCCTTTCTTATAACCCATACTAGCAACTGGATATGCACTCTTACCATATTCACTATTAAATACATTAAATTCTAAGTATCGCCCTCCTGCTTGTAAGATTGATAGAACTATTTTTTCGCTTGTATAGTCGAACATTTGATATCCAATATGAGCTGCATTATATGCACTTGATACATGATAATCACCTAAGCGTGTATCACCAAATGACATTAAATCTATTGAATCTAAGTTTTGATAGGATTGATATGTTTGCATATGATCAAGTGCACGACCTACACGAAATGTCTCTGAGAAAAAATATACTATAGCAATTATTATTATAGCACTAGTTACAGCAAGAAGAATAATATAATTTTCCGAAACAATTTCATATACACCTGAAGCTTCCTTTACGGTTTCTAAACTATCATCTATTGTTGTAGAACCTGCCATTTTAGAATTAGTAGAACTATTTTTAGCTGTACTGTTCGTACTATTCACTGTATTACCTCTATTCAAACTTTGTTTTGTTGTATTAGCCATACTAGGTGCATTAATTTTAGTGTTTGGTTCTGCTGGTTTATTTATTTTATTTAAATTTGTGCTGGTCTTATTACCTGCCCCAGCAGAGGCACCTGGAGCAGAAGCTTCAAGATTCGTCGGTGGTTTATTATTAGCTGACATTATATAATTGGTGCTAGCTACTATAATAAGATAATAATTTTTGCTAGTTAGAACATTTTTTGTATGAATTAGTTGATACTATTTTTTTATTCATTTTTACTTTTACAAAACTAATATTCACATTCAAACTAAATAAATTTATTTCCAAATAGTAATAAAACAATAATTCTGAGTGTTGCATTCTAGCATATTTATCAATAAACAAACTTTGTAAAAAATGTCTTTTAGTGCACGTAAGGATATGAATATTATTAATGCAATGGCAACCCGTCCTAAAGGTAACATTTCTGATAATTCTGAATTACTTAAAATATTTTGCACATTAGTTGTTATTATTCTAATATGCATTGCTATTGGGCATTATGCATTTAAAAATGGCACTTTAACTTGTGATCATTATATTCTCAATACATATCTATATGTTTTACTAGCATTTGTATTAATATTTATGTTAATATTATTAAACGATAAGTATGGAGTTTTTAATAAGGCACTGGATTTCTTTTTCTATAGCTCTGGATCACCATTCATTGCATTCATTGTCATGATTTTGTTAATATTCGGGCTTTCTTATGCATTAATAAATGTTGATCCAAAAAATATATTAGCTAGCAATGCTATCTGGTTATCATTAGTAGTTCTTATTACTATTATCTTAATTCCTACTATTTATTTTGGTAGGGTTACAGGTGTAGTAGGCATGGCTGGATTATTTACGGTAGCAATTGTAATAATTACAGGTCTGTTAGGTTATTATTATGGTGATAAAATAATTACTTTCGACTGGGACTATTATCTACGAATAGCATTATTTGCATTGATTATAGTGTCCTTTATTGGAATCTTTTTCATTACAGATGCTACACATGCAGTAAATTTTATCTATGCTATTTCTATACTTAGCTTGATAATTTTTGTGTTGCTGCTACTATCCTATCACAAGAAGCTAAAAGAAAACTCTGAAAAATGTATTGATGGTCAAATGGTACCTAATTATCCTCTTGAATCCTGGAAACTTGTTATTAAGATTGTAAACGTTCTACAAGACCTTATCCGTATTCTAGGTATCCGTAAAATGCGCCGTTACTAAATTTACAGACAACACAACACAACACAACACAACACAACAAAATAAGAAAAAATAACATGACTGTAAATGTTGAAATTACTCGTCGTAAGTAGGATATTGCTTCCTTGTGTTCAGATAATAAAGACGGTGAAGTGTGCGTTCACGGGTCTTGATCTGGCTGTTGGATGCATTTGGATTTGACGTCTTAAAAATTTCCAGCTGCCGAGAGATGGATGCCGCGATCTCTTCACTTGCAAGCTTATTATAATAAGCATTTAAAGCAGAAGGTGTTGTCCAACCATGTTGTCCAATCATAGGTGGTACATTGTAAGTACGACGTGCCGTAGCATTGCAACACGGACATTCAATTGTTTTTCCGGTGGTTGCACTCTTCAAAACACCGGTCTTTTCACAAACTGCACATGCAATGAACTTAGGCATTTTGCTTTGGTTTAATGTAAATCCTATAGGGTACCGGTTGATGCTACTTGTAATCAAATATAATTAACATTATAATGAAGTAATATATTCATTGTTTTTCATTTTTTTTTAATTTTAATTTTTTTTTCCATTTTAATTTGTTTTTCCATTTTAATTTGTTTTTCCATTTTAATTTGTTTTTCCATTTTAATTTGTTTTTCCATTTTTTGTAGAAAATCATAGTAAAATCATAGTAAAATGGTGATAAAATTATGCCAATACATAATTAACGTCTAGTTTAAATAAGTTTTCATTAGTTTTAATTGCGCTAGTGTCAACAAACTTGATTAAATTATTATCATATAAAATCATTTGCTGTCCTTCGGTGTTGACTAATGAATAGAATCCGTTATTAAATTTAAGGTTAAAAATACCGTTAGAATTAGGTTTGCCTTTTGTATCATGCATATATCTGGTATTTGTATCATATGATAAGTATTCATTATTATTTCCAGGTTTTGAATTGCGCATAAAAAACTGGTCACTAAGATAGTTAAAATTATTTCCTCCACTTTGAAATGGAGTAAATGCTGCTTCTAAAATATATTCAGTACCATCTGTAGTATTATTCTCTAGTACACCTACTATACCACCAGCCATAGTCTTAATAGATCCAGAGTATAATGTTATTAGTCGTAATTGGACATTGAATGGTATAACATAAATTGTGAATGACATATTATTTTGCCCCTCTGGTGTTGATGTATATGCATATGTAGATGGTAATTTGCTTTGATTTGCTAGATATAGTGGATTTTGTAATGTAATTGTGCGCATTAGATATAATTTTTGATCATCAGAATCGTGTATTTCCGATTTTTCAAAAACATAAGCCTGTTGATATAAATCTGTTTTTTTAGTCTTTTGTTTTTGTAAATCAAATCTATTACTATTTTGCGTAATCAAATGATTACCAAATGCGTTTGTTCCAACTACTCCTAATGATGAAGAAGTACTATTATATGGCGGGCTAGAAATAAACATTGGAATATCAGCAGTACCCATACTTACCGTGCTTTTTTTAACTAAAAAGCATTGATTAATGCCGATCTTGAATGTTTTTTCACCAAATTTATCTCGAGTAATAACACTACCTTGATTAAATTGCAGATTGCCTTCTATTTGTGTTAAATAATATCCTGGCATAGAATACGATTCAAATGCAATAAGACGATTATTATATTCATAATATAATTGATTGAATACTCGTGAATCAGTAGGGGATATAGTCTTATACATTTTTAGTAAATCAGGTATTGGTTCTTCTTTTTCACTAAATCGCATACTAGCGGGTTTTAGTACAAAACTACCACTTTTGAATATTTTCAAGTAATTTTTCATATTGTCATCATTTATTTGGAAATTCATACTAATTAGTTGACAGCCATTATACACTGCATCTACAGGATCAAAATTGGTAGATAATACATCATTTGGAGTGCAAGGTTTAATTAAAGTCATTCCAACTTTATTAAAATTAGTTAGATTATTTAGAATCTCTTTATCATTTAATATTTCTGCACCTATATTGCTAGAATTATTAATAATATAATCTAGGGAAGGATATTTAGTTTTGAATAAGATATTACTACGATATTGTTGTTTTTCAGAGAGTTTAGAATTATATTCACTCGAAAATATTCTAGATGCCGGATTATTCATACTTGTTAAGTCAGCGTAATGATAAGATTCAAAAAGATGTGCAATAGGTATAATATATGGTTCTAATTTTGTACCGATATATTCAGGAGTTGCAACTAGAATAATTTGTCCCAATAATTTGCAAAGTTTCTCTAAAAATATTGGAAATTCAGTGTACATAGATACATTACACAATTTATCAGATAGAACTTCCTTAATGGTTTCCGTTAATACGCCAATTGTATATGGATTTCTTGTATTTAGTATTAGATGAATTATTATGGGATAATTTATTGTAGTATTATTTATATTAAATGCATTAGCCCTTATTGCATTTAATACTGATCGAATATCTAAAGTATTAAGACTAGTTACTAATCTTTGTCCATATTGAGCAGTTCCTACAACTGGTATTGCATTAAGACCAACATCTGATTCACAAATAGGAATTTGAATATATCTAGCACCAGATTGGATAACTTCTGTTATCATTTGAACGCTGACATAATCATAGTGCTGATTACCAACACAAGGTGTCATATAACTGGAAGAAATATAATAATCACATAATTTATATTGCATAGATTTATCTATACTAGAACATGCCTCTAGATTTGATAATGAAATTTGCGTCTTGTATTTCATTTCTCCTATTGCATTTATGTTACGTGAGTTAAAATTATACTTTAAACCCAAGTAAACAATAAATATAATAATAGGGATTGCAATAATTAAGTAAGTTTTTAAATTGCTACTAAGATTATTCTTAATACGTACACGAATTTGATCTACATAATTACTAGCTTGTACTACAGTTTCCGATACAGTACTGTTACCAGAGCCATATTTATGTTTTATAATATTAGCTACTTTCGAAGCATTATTACTAACGCTAGGTTTTGAATTTACAGAATTATTCATCTATAATCTATAAACTGCTATAAGCTAGAAGCTAGAATGATTTACTCGCTGCTATACTATAGAATAGTTATAAAATTACTTCTGATATTTAGCAAACCATTTCTAGCATCCTAGCAATTTTAACTAACATGTCATTTAACCAACTAAAGCTTTTGCAAAAATCTTATTTGTTTATGCTGATATTGCACTCTAGGTATAGATATCGATATTGTTATTTGTATTCATATTGAAAAAATAAAATTATAAAAACTTAAAATTTGTATGCTCTTTTTACAGGGTTTGATAGAGTTTACTTATTAGTCCAAGTGTGTTTGCAATTACAGCATTGATACATATATGTAAGCGTACTTTCATCAAGTCGGATATATAGAACATCATTTATAGGTTTATTATCACCAGTTAAAACTTCAGGATTTGCAATTTGTTTATTAGTTGAACATTCCGAATTGGGACAAGGAATATTATTAACATGTGGTAGAGTAGGATCCTTATCTAGATACTGAATATTTTTTTGATCAATACTAATCTTCTTAACATTATAATTATAATGATAAACACATTTATATTCTGGCTCTTTAGCAATGTCTATATTCTTCTTATAACCACAGTTATTACATTCTAAATTCAAAATCTTATTAGGATTGTCATTAGGAATTATTCGCAAAACTAAATACGATTCACAATCAGGACAGAAATTCATTTTCTTTTTGAATAAAGTATTATAAACTGTATTAGTAGTTATTATCTAGAATTTATTTATGTTTTATATCTGCAATTTTTCTAATCAATTTTTTATTACTCAACTTCTAGAATGGTATTCTAGATTAACCTTCTAGAATAAGTTTTATTACCATTTTATTCCTTAAATCAAATAAATCAAATAAATCAAATAAATCAAATAAATCAAATAAATCAAATAAATCAAATAAATCAAATAAATCAAATAAATCAAATTTATATTGTCTAAATATAAGATAGTAATCAATTATTTCGTAAAATCAATAATATAATGTCTTGCTCAATGCGTAAAAATAAATCCCATAAGCGCAGCCTTAGCCGCCGTCGTAACTATAAGCCTAATAATAATAATGCCCAGAAGGGTGGTTCTCCTGCATCTAATATCGTTATGTCAGATGCTACTATGAATCCCCCAGTCATGAATGACTATGCCGGTGCCGACCGTATTCGTGATTCATGGTATGATGCTTCTCTAAGCTCAGCTAATCCCAAATTTGCCAGTCACTCTGGTGGTTCTCTAGCATCTAATCTAGTTAATGAACAACTAACTGGTAAGCCTGATACTAAATCTTTTGATCCCGCATGGAGCCCCAAAGGTGATATGAACTCTCTTAATCTCTATGAAACTACAGGTGGTGCCCGTCGCCATCGTAGTCGCCGCAATAAAAGTTCTATTCGTAGTAACAATAGCCGTAGCCGTAAGCACCATAAGAAGCATACACGCCGCAATAGCAAATCTAAGAGCAATCGTCGTAATCGTCGTAATAATAATTCACGCAAACATCGTACACAACGTGGAGGTGCCTCTGACTGGATTATGTCACAATATTCACTTGGAAATATTAATGCTTCTGAACAACCGGGAAGCTGGGTAAGCCAATTTAGCAAAAATGGGGCTACTGGTCGTAATGAACTTATGAATCCTTCTACACTTGGACTTGCTGGTAGCGGATATCCTATGGGCGGTCTAGAAGGTGGTAGCGTTTCTCATGTTGGCGCACCCATCTAGATAAACAAAAAATAAAATTGTAAAAAATTGTAAAAAAATGTAAACAAGTAATTTGCTTAATATTTTTTCCATTTACATCCGCATTCAAGACATGTGATGAATTTGGTCATTGGTTCATCCGAAGATCGAGTTTGAACTTCACAATAGATTGTCTTGCGCTTATGGCATCTAGGACATTGGAATAGATCTGTTGCGGATTCTTTAAGTGATTCCTTAAGTATTTTCTCCATTTTAGTCTTTTCTTCAATAATATCATTCCATTTTTCAGGATATAGTTTGTATGCATCTAGAAATATTTTTCAATAACATAGTTGTAAATACCTTTCTCTATCATTTGAATTGTTTTAAATGGTAAGTCCAGGAGTTTAAAAATTTTTAAATTAATTTGACGTTTTAGATGCAATTGTGATTCTGGAATGATTTTGGTTCGATCTTCCGCTTTTAGTATATTGAAGATGACACTCATATCAATTCCAGTGCTAAATTTAATGGATTTAGACGAACCCGTTTTTTTCCTTTTGTTAGAAGCTTTAAGTATTGGTGCTTCGTCTTCGTCACCATCACCTAAGTCTTCTGTGACGGGGATACCGTTTTCATCATCAACGGCTTCTTCCTCTTCCTCTTCTTCAACCTCTACTTCAACTTCATCGTCATCTTCATCATCATCTACTTCATCTTCATCATCATCTTCAACATCATCTACTTCATCTTCTACTTCATCTATATCATCAACATCTTCGCCTTCTTCTTCAGCATCTTCTCCTTCTTTAATATCATCTTCTAAATCATCAATATCTTCAATATCATCATCACTCTCATCTTCTTCAGAATCACAAACATCTTCCTCTTCTTCAGAATTAGAATCTACTTCCATATTTGCATTTGCTACATCCAAAGGATCAGCCTGCACAAACTCAATATACTCATCTAGATTAATATCTTCTAAATAATAACTAACCACATCTATACAAAATGCAAGGGCTTCACCCTTAATTTTTATATTTTTTGCAGTTTTTGTAATATTTTGCTTGTGTGACTCTAAAATTGTTACTGATTCACTTACTGGAATATGAGACTCAAAATATAATTCTGTGCTTGTTGTACTCTTATTTTCATTACAAACTAGAAATATATCTTTTATATGCTCATCTTCTGAAATATATTTAAACCTTCCAAATACATATGCATTAGTTCCTACCTTTGGTAATATCTTTTCATTCATAAAAGCCTCTATTGTTAAACCCTTTTTAAAAGATACAGTCGATACTTGTTTTTTCCACTCAATATTATATTGACTAAATAAAATCTCATTTTTTTTATTATCAAATGTCAAGGGGCGAACATATAAACTCAACATGCTAATTCTAGATTTTATTATCAATAATCAAAGACAATCAGAGTTCTATAATATGTTTATTCTGGCTTTATGCACTTTTTAATAATCAATTTTTTGTAGGTTCATTTAAATTATATTTATTCTAATTATTTTATTCTACTGCTAGAATAATATCTAGAACCTCTAGAACCTCTAGAATCAATATAAAAAAAATCAATCTAGAATTATCTAGAATCATCTAGTATTATCTAGTGCAGGATGTTTATTTTATCTGAATCTGAAATAGGCGATAATTCTTTAAAAACTATTTCCCGTATTGATATAAATTTTTATAATACACATAATGATATATTGAATATATTTTATTTAGAACATAAGTTTGATGAAAATATTATACCTTTAATAACATCAGTTTTAGAATGTCAACCAAATTTATTTTACAGAAAAACGTATTCCGGTCTAGATAATGATTATATAATTAATTATTTAGTTAAGGATTTTGATAAGGAAATGACAACTAAGTTTCAAATTGATAAGGAAGGATTCTTTCCATCATTCTTTCTAGATATTGAAGCTCTAAATGCTAGAGAGGATAATAAATATAAAAAATTTTATAGACAAACAAGGAATTTGTTATCTAGCATATGTTATAAAAACTCAAAAGAATTAGTTAGAATTTATTCTAGAGATGCTAGAGATGCTAGAGATGCTAGAGATGCTAGAGATAATTCTGAATGGTGTGATATATGGAATGTTCAAGATACATTTAGTCATAAAGTAGACAAAGTAATATCATGGTCAATATCTAGCTGGTGTGTATTTGAAATGTGTATATCAAAAACATCTAAGTGCATATGGAATTTAAAGATTGATGTTATTGAAGATGTGAATTTTATAAATTCTAAAGTGGATGATGTCAATATTGTACTAGAGAAAATACATAAAATTATACACTCTAGCAACTCATCTAGCATGACATAATAATATGGTAAGATAAATAAAATAAATAAGATAAATAAAATTATAAACTAGCTATAAAAATAAACTAGCTATAAAAATAAACTAGCTATAAAAATAAACTAGCTATAAAAATAAACTAGCTATAAAAATAAACTAACTATAAAAATAAACTAACTATAAACTAGCTATAAAAATAAACTAACTATAAACTAGCTATAAATAAAAATATATGTTAAAAATAGAAAATTCATAGATATTCTAATAAATAAAATGTTTCGAACTGATCTAGAAGGTTTAACTAAAGAATTAAAAGATAATCCAGTTATCAAATTGATATTATTAATTATGATTTTGTTTGTTATATATTATTTTGTTAGCAACTACTTAGATAATCGTAATGCTAGAAACAATTTTGCAAATATAATGATTTTACAAGGTTTGAACAATGGCACATGCAAAGGTGATATTCCAAAGATTGATGAAGCCATTATCAGTAATCATATAAATCTTCCTAATCGTAATCCAAAATTTTTAACTAATAGCATGGTTATACCAGAACCAACAGTAAAAGAAGAAACTAAAAAACAAACACGTATGGAAATTCTTAATATGTTTTATAATAGTTTTGATAATGATCAAATTAGCACTAGTAAAAGACCACAAGGTCTATATCTAATACCCTAATTCAGAAAAGTTATTTTTGCAAAGTTACTAAAATGGGTTTATGATCTGATGCCATATGATGGACATCTGGAATTATTATATCTATTGGTTCTGATTTGGTATCTAGAACATGATCAAAATGATTTAATCTACCAATACGACATGTTAAAATCTTTTTCGGATGATAATAAAATAATGTACTATCTATATCTAGCACATTTCTAAGATTATTATGTTGATTATGTTGATTATGTTGATTATGTTGATTATGTTGTTCTTGTTGTTTTTTATTAATTTTATCTCTTAGTGAAGAAATCCTTTTTGAACCTAGCTTTTTAACATTATTATTAAAATCACCACCAATTATAATTCTCATTTTTTTATTCTTAGGTAATTTTTCTGATAATTTCATCCTTATATTGCGAATCATCTTATTTAAATGCATTATCACACCATCATCACTATAATGACCAAAATGTACATTAATTAGACATATTCCATTAGTAAATAATAATGCCATCCACGGTCGATCAGGTTCAAATTCACCGGTTATTGCATCTAGCAAATTATATTTTTTATCCCAGAAAGTAATCATATGTTCTACACCGGATTTATGAGTCATATGATTCATATTCTTTGATGATAATGCATGTGTATTTTTAATGAGTTGCTCATAATTAGAAGCTTCTTGTAATAAAACAAAATCAGCAGGATTTTCATTTATAACTTGTGAAATATTATTTACACAAACAGAATTATGTTTAGAATGATTAGTATCTGTATTATTAGAACATAACATCCATTTGGGATCGTTACCAGTCATCGATTCCCATGATATATTATATGAAAATACACGAATTTTATCATCACTCATTTTTTTACTTATTTTTCTATTAATTTTTCTATTAATTTTTCTACTATCAATATCATTATTTATTATCTTCTTACTTTTCACACTCTTCTTATTAGTATGTTTATGCTTTCTTGATTTATAATTTTTTACACTTATCATGTTTTTATTTTTAATACTTCTTCTAGATATCTGCTAGATATATAGAAAAAAACTATAATCATTACATCAATCTAAAAAAATAAGAAATCAACAAACTAGCATTACAAACTAGCATTACAAAATATTAGCTAGTAATTTAGTAATTTATAATCCAATTGATGGTATAAATGGAGCAGCCTTGTAATTCAAACCTTGTTTTTTAATTGTATCTAGAATCACAACTTTTAATTTTGTTGATATTAAAATATTAAAGAATTCAGAATTTATTTCAATATATTCATTCCCTTGTAAGTCATAATCATTAGAATGTGAAAATATTAAATGTGGGTGTTGTGATTTAATATTTTTCTTAAAATAAACACGTGGTAACCCATACTTAGACAACTTCAAAATTTTATTTAAAATTTCTATCTTTGCAACATTCTCATCAATAGACTCTTGCCTAATATATACCGATCGAGAATCACCCAAATTACTAACCATCATAAAGTTGCAATAAAATACTGGCATTTTTCTATTTTATTGTTTTATTGTTTTTTTTTTAATAACAATATGCAATATAATTAAAAAAAATAAAAACAAAGAATCATAAAATCAATTTTTTTGTGGTTAAATTGGTTAAATTGGTTAAATTGGTTTAATTGTATTAAACTGTATTAAAGTAACTTAATTGATTTAATTAATACAATATCGGTATTTTTTGGTAATACCGGATGTTACATTATTAAAAAGTATTTCGCAAACTTGTTTTGGCTTTAATCCAATATATTTTGCCTGAGGATCATCTCTTTTAATCGTAGGAAGATTTTTAACAGTACAATTATATTCTTCTGTCAATGCAGTAGTTTCTTGTTTACTAAGAATACGATGGTGTGGTACTTGCGAATGACGCGATACATTAAACAAGAAGTTTTCTAATCCAAATAACTGGACAAAATAATTCTTAGTCAAATAAAGATGATTAACATATTCTTCATCCACTTTATCTTTAACTCCTACTTTAATCAATACACGCGAAATATTAAGTATTATTAAAGTATCCTTAGTTGTTAAAATTGTTTCAAATATTTCATTTATCTGATTGCTCAAACTAGTTGTGCTCTTAAAACGATCATCTAGCTTATATTTAACATAAATTTTTTCAGCTTGTGCAGTTCCTGTATGTTTCTCTAGAATAATATCTAGCGGTCCTCTTTCAGATAATGTTCCAAATTTTCCAACATTTTGACCATCTAGCATAACTTTAATTTCATCTTCTGTATAATTCTTTAAGGAACTAATATCAAAACCACGATCATCTAGCATCTCTAGCATATGGATCCTAGAATTATAAACTAATTGAGATACCTTGAAAATCTGCGACGAAGTCATCGATATTTATATTCTGCAACTATCTTTACTTTTTAGTATTCTAGTAAGTATTAGTATATTATTTTTTTATATCTAGCAGATATTCAATTTTTTGTTATTATATTTTTCCTTAGAACCATCCACCAGATTTTTATTGACTAAAAGGATCTAAATTCTTACTACCTGAATATAAGAATCCCTCACTAACCTTAGTGTCCAGCTCTATTACCTTAATATCATTATTAAAACTTACCTGCTTATGTGGCATACCACCCTCCTGCTGAACCATATTGAAACTTTCACTAGCAATTACACTAGCACCTGCTACCGGTAAATTCATTGCTTGCGGATTATTATTATTATTGAAAGAAAAATTCAAACCACCACCAGAATGAGCCATTGATTGTGACATCGCACGTGACATCGCTGGTGAAATTACTGATGGTTGAAAAGGTGCCATAACTGGTGGTTGTGATGGATTCATTACAGATTGTATTCCTGCAGTCTTAGCAGCCTCTAGCTTCTCATCTTGACCACCAACTTGAATACCTAGCAATTTTGCATTTATATTCTCAATAGCCTTTTCATCCTCCCTTTCCATAATATCAAATTCAGGCTTAACACCACCATATTGTGATAAATCAGGCTCACTACCTACTTCTTGTGATACTGCAATTGATCCTGGAGGTAAAGCATTTTGTTGTGGCGATTGTCCTAGCTGCATTTGCGGGTTTAATTGATGATTTAATTTATGATTTAATTGATGATTTAATTGTGGTTGCAACTGAGGATTTAAATTTGGTTGTAACTGTGTTAATTGTGGTTGTATTGAGTTCATTTGAGGATTATTCACATTCGATATGACTGGTATATTTGATTGAAATCCTGAATTTCCTGAGCTGGTTGCTTTATTATCTTCTTTATCTGAATCAAATTTACCACCAGATTCACCACCAGATTCACCGCTAGATTCTTTCTCTGATTCTTCACCTTCACCTTCACCTTCTTTTTCATTATCAGATCCAGACGCTTCATCATCATCATCAGAACCACCACCTTTTTGAACTTGTTCTTCATCTTTTTCATCATTATCTTCCATAAAATCATGATCATCATATTCTGAAGATGCAGTATTTTCATCATAATCCATTAATTCATCTATCATGTCTTCAGTTAATTCACCTATTTCACCAGAATTATCAGGTAGCATCCGCCTTAACCTTGAAACATCAAAACGCACTTGAATCATCATCCCCTCCATCTCTTGAATCAATTGCTTAAATGTAAATGGCACTACTAATTGCACAAAATCTAGTGCCTTTTGATTATATAAATTTAATCCTAAAATGCGATCAGGTGTCAAATCAGAACTACCTACACCTTCCTGCAAATGATAAGATACAACACCATCCGATAAATTATCATAATACAAACCCATCTCCGGATTTGCAATTGCAATCGCACCTGTCTTTGTACTTACTTGCATTAAAAACTTATCACAACGCTCAATATAACTCTCCTTAATAAATCCCCATATACCATGTGCTATTAGTGCGTCACGCTCCATCTCTCCAAACTTCAAACCACCACCATTTGCACGTCCGGATACACTTTGACGTTCCTTTACGGTATATTTCCCACCCGGAACAGGTATACCATTTTCACGAAAACCACCATACCGTACATTTATTTTATCATTAACCATATACTTTAGTCGTTGATAATGCATTATACCTGTAAATATAGTAACGTGCATTTGTTCTCCGGTATAACCATTATATAATATACGATTGCCCATACTAGTGAATCCTAAATTTGTCTCTAGAATATCAATTATTTGATCCGTATTAATTGTTTCAAAAGCATTATATGTACCCATGAAACCCATATCAACAGCTAGGTTACCATACAAGATTTCTATCAACTGTGAAGGTGTCATACGTTTATGATATGCCGTGGAATCCAACAATATATCAGGAACAATACCATCCTCCGTATAAGGCATATCTTCTTTTTTAATAGTAATTCCGAATGTACCTTTTTGACCACAACGGGATGTAAACTTATCACCCATTATAGGCGGACGCAATTGACATGTGCGAACTTTAACCGCTCGATCACCTTCCGGATTAGTTTGCCATGTAAAAACACGATCAACAATACTATCTTCATTCCCCATTTTTGTAGTAGTTGATATTTCCTGTTCTATTTCATTACCGAGTTCATCCTTTGTTCTCATATATTTACATACAACAATATCATTCTCATTCAAGATTTCACCGGGTTTAGGCAAACCCCACTTATCTAATTTGCTATAGTTTTTCCTTTGTTGCGCATTAATATCTGGATATTGCAGCATTTCATGCTTATAAAGAGGATTATAGAAATGAGTCTCTTCGCCAGTTTTTGGATCACTCTTTTCATCATCATAATATTGCTTATAATAACTGGTATGGAAAAGACCTAGATCAATAGCTGTCTGATTTGCCATGATAGCATCTTCTTGATTGTAATTATAGTTAACTAGCGCTACATAGATGTTTTGACCCTGACCGAATTTGCCATGAGTAATTGGATTAAATAGTCTAGGCTGAGTAAGTGGTACATCCGGATAATTAAGAATATGTGCAGATGTATCAATTCGGGAATTATAATTCATTGCATATGTAGATATAGCTTGCTTTACATGCTTACTAGCAAAGATAAAACGTGCCGCAGCATTATGATCACCGAATGGCACCAGATGCATATTAAAACTCAAATACATGCTAGGATGCAATTCCATATGTGTAAAATGCAGCTGACTAGTATGATCAATATTAAGTCCCATTGTTAACATTGTCGTATCAAATTCTTGACAATCTACATATTCAATAACACCCTGTGTCTCCGCCAATTTATTCTGATAAAGTGTATCCGTCTTTGATAAACCCACAAAAGCAAGCGATTTTACATCAAAATCATAATAATTATATTCATCTTGACGTTTTCTAAATCCCGACACTAAATCTGTAAATGTTAATTCTAGCGATTTTACCTGTCTAATATGCCGTGGCTGTAATAATAAATTATTATTTTCAATTATATAAAGTGGACGGACAAATCTCCCACCATCAGTATATATCATTATTTCATTTGTACTGCGTTCCCAAGTTATAGAGACAAACACATTAATAAGCCCATTACGACGGTATAACTTGAATATATTATTTAGACCGGCGGGATTTCGATGACATCCAATCCAATTACCATTAACAAAAACTTTGCATAATTTCTGAACTTCAATTGGTGTTAAATCATCTAGCACTTCTAGACCTTCTCCTATTAAAAAATCTATAACTGGACGTGCCGGTGTTCCAAACGTAATATGCGAAATCATTGCTAAACCCTTTTTAAGACCAACACCCTGACCTTCCGGCGTTTCTACAGGACATACACACCCGTACTGACTCGCATGCAAACGCCGGCGTGGAATTGTTACATTTTTTTTACCAACATTATCTATAATCCGCCGAAGATGTGCAATTGTCTGATTGCGAGATTCACGACTTAGTGCTTGTACAATACCTTTTTTCTGACCAATAGTACCTATTTTCAATGCACCATTGAAATGTTTTTTAAATATATCTCTATTGAAAATTTGCATACGATTGCTATCATTAATAAGCCGGATTATATTATCTTCACCACTGAATTCTTTGGAGTTAAATGTGTATATTCTGTTAGTTTCAACACGGGCATTATAATTGACCTGATTAAAAGATTCACGAAATAATGTACTGATGAGAAAACCTGAAATATCAATACGTTTATTACAAAAGTTATCACGATCGGTATCTTTAAGTAATCCTAATCTATGAAGGAGTAATTTACGAGTAACAAATCCTAGATAATAGGCTTTAGCTTTGTAGAGATCGCCAGTAGTGCTAGTAATATGTGGAAAGAGTGATTCACGAAATGCATCATAAAGAAAACAGAGTAATACTTTCTTGCGTTTAACTAGTTCACTAAAGTTGGTTGCAATGTCCTTGCGGTCAGTTTGTTGCTGGGCGCGGGATGGTAGTTTAGCTAGATATGCCTCTGCACGTTCCCTATCATAAATTTCCTCTTCTACGATAAATGAATCTAATATACTAGGTCTTAATAAATCCATCATCTTTTGCGCCAATTCACCTTCTAGAGTTCCAATAATATATTCCATAATTTCCTTATCTGATTCTACACCTAACGCTCGAAACATGATGAATAATGGCACATCACGACCCTGATTTTCTTTAAGAAAAGGATTTTGCTGACCAAGTCGTACAGTAACCGGTCCTTTTGTTTCTAACTGTACTTTGACAGTCTTAGCATTCGCAAAAGATTCATCACTAACGCACTTTACTTCTGCAGTGTGTGAATATTTTTCACTACCACTAGACTGATTTATAGTGTTTAGGAATACAATATTTTCTGCCTTGCGCTCTTGCGAAACTATGACTTTTTCCGAACCATCAATTATAAAATATCCTCCAATATCATATTTATCTTCACCCATCTGGGTTAATAGCTCATCATTTGCTGCACTTAGTGGGCATACGTCAGACTGTAACATAATGGGTATTTTACCTAGGTAAATATCATGTAATCCTTCGGAAAATGGTGAAGTAACATTTTCGAATACGGTTTGATCGCCACGTCGCATGGTGTATTCCACATCTATATCATAAAAGAAATCAAAACCATAAGTCATATTCTTTAGTCGGGCTTCATTAGGATATAGTTGTCGTACTTCACCAGATGGATAATTTATTATTGTGGGTCGCATAATTTTATAACGGTCGTGGTTTTTACCACCATAATATACTTTGATTTCATATGTGACATTGCGATCTTCTTTGTCGATTAAGATGAAGGGTGGTAAGTTTGCAAGGTTTTCTTTGAAAATTTGCGGTATTTTGTTATGGATGAAATCATTATAGCTATCGATATGGTGTCGTACAAGATTATTTTTAATATCTCTAAAATAAGAGTTTATAACTTCCCAAGTGTCATTCTCTAAATTCATCTTTTTCTAGTAAATTTTAATCTAGCAAGATAATAAAAAAATATTAGTTTATTCGCACTAGGTTAATTACACTATGTTATTTACCCTACTTTATATTTTAATTATATTTTATTAGATGTGGGATAGACTTATTGTACTACACCAAAACATCCTAGCATCCTAGCATCCTAGAATCCTAGCATCCTAGCATCCTAGCATCCTAGAATCCTAGCATCCTAGAATCCTATAATCCTAGAATCCTAGAAGGATGAAATAAATATAGTGCAAAATGAATAGTGCAATAATTATTTTTTGGATAATGATAATAATGCCTTTGTGGTGATTATCAGCATCTAATTTTTTAACTTGTTTGGTAGATATCAAAATATTTTTCTTTAATTCTTCATTTTCTATTGTAGTGTTACTTAGATCGAGTTTTAGAAAATGATTCTTACGTTCTTCCTCTTCTAGATTGATTTCTAACTTTTTAATACTTTGACGTAATCTACTAATATATTGCAAGTCGGTTTCTCTTTTAGCATAGATAATTTCTGCCAAATCCTTTTTCTTTAAACTAGCAGAATCCTTTTTATTACTAGGGGTTGCTGCTTTTCTACATCGAAGACCATCATTACCATATTGACTATTTTGGCAATTATGTCCTGATCTAGAAGTATTTCTCGCAATAGGTATTTCCAAACCAGCATTAGCATTAATAATTACATTTACACCATTACCTTTAGTAGATCTAACATGTTTTGATTTGGTATTGTCTCTAGCGAAATTGTCATTAACGTTATCATCATGATCATGATCATCATTATCATTATCATCATTATCATCTTTATCAATATCATCATAATCATGATTATCACTAATAAAATAGTTCATATCATTGCTTGCATCTAGTGCATTATCTACTACAGTTGCATCTTCTTCTTCATTCACATCTAGATCAGAATACTTAAGTTTTACACCTTGTTCTTGCAGTTGTTTATTTAATTCTATCAAAGCTTTTTGAGTAAACTCGCGCTTTTGACTATCATATTCTTCAACTGTAATACGAGGTACATATTGAATTGAATTGTTAGCAGCAGACATGATTAAATTTGCTCAGTAATGTTTTACGTTTAGAATAATTTTTTTATCCTAGCATAATCAAGTTTCAATAAATCAATTTTTTATTTTATTTGTTATTTTATTTGTTATTTTATTTGTTATAGATTATAATCAAAAATTGTAAAAAAAGACAAATGTTAAATAAAATAAATTGCAAATAGGTTTATAAGCTAACACATAAGCTAATTAGGTGTTCTAGTTTAATAAATCCTAGAAAGCATCCATATTTAGTGGCTTTTTTATAGGCATTATCTTTGATAAAACCGTCTACAATAGTTTTTTGTAAATCAGAATTAAACCATTCTAGTGATTCTTGTTTTAATGAGTCATTGTAGTTTTTAAATTTTTGTATTATTTTATCAGCATTAATAATGCTGTCTTCATTACCTATAATATTAGATTGTGCATTTGATGGTAATGTTCGCCGTTGTTGTTCTAGATGCTTTTCTAGTTTGGAACTGAATTCCTTCTTAAAAATGCTAGGTTTATTTACTCTTATATCTGAATCCTTAATAAACATAAATTTATCGTTATTAAATAGTTCATTTAGTTTGGTTATAATTAGCATTGTTATATCTTTATCATTCCAGTCGGTTTTTTGTGGTCGAACTCTATTAAAGTTTCTAAATAATGAAAGTGTTCGCATACTTTCTGGACTATCAAGCATATAGACATCAATGCGAAGACATATATCATATTTATCCAATTCCAGTTCTGGTATTTGACTAAAAAACCTCCGCAGGCCTTCTACGCGATGATGTCCGTTAATAATTTCAATGAGATTTCGCGATTCTTTATCTTTATAATCATTATATTGAACTAGAGAAACTCTATCTAGGAAATAAATGCCTTTATCATTTATTATAGTTTTGCAAAAATATTTATAATGTTCTTCATCTAGTGGTGAATTTAATGCATAAGACTTAATATTAAGTATAAATCTCTTAATTTTTAATATATCAGTTAATGTAAATGATTCACAACAAGGATCTCGATCTATCATAGTATCCGCTTCTAGAATAAAGTTTTTGTACTCCTTAAATCTATCATCTTTAGTAGTTATTATATTATTAGGTTGATCTGCAGCACATGATTTTATATGTGACTTTGAGGTTTTTAATTTAATATTATACTTACTTTTTGATCGATCTACTTGTTCCATATTTTTATATTTAATTTTATAAGTTTAATTTTATAAGTTTAATTTTATAAGTTTAATTTTATAATTATCTAGTCAATTTTTTTATAATATTTCATATAATGATAGACTCTAATATATTTTTGGCAAAAATAAGCAAATATTTGTAAAAATAAGAAATAATAATAATAATCATAAAATTAACTATACAAATTAGTTACAAAAATAATTATTTCAATTGAGAACAACTACATTATGGTGCGCATTACAATTCATGGAGGAGAGTTTAAGAGCGAGCCTTTTATCAAAGCAAAAAAATGCTCTGATCGAGTGTCTCAAACTACATTCTGAAACTCAGTTTTACTGGGAAGAGATTCCAGAGACAAATTGACTCTATATCTTAATGCATTCTGGAGTGGAAGTGGTACTTTGTAAGCTATATTACCCAGACAAGATCAATAATAAGCTTACAAATGGAAAGATTACAGTCTGTCCCGTTCCAATCTTCAATTGGAAAAGAGAAGTTGTTGGTCTGAACTTTTGCATCGATCTCATTGATTAAACTTACGTTTACAATGTTATTTTTAATTTGTCTTGGTGTATCTCGACTTTAATTAATTAGTTAATCTATATGTGATCTGACGTTTGTTATTAGTATAATAAACACAATAAAAATGTGTAGTAAAAATAGTATTGGACACTATAAATCTTGAATAAAACCTATTTAATTTAATATTTTAAAGATGGGTGGAGGTCTTATGCAATTAGTAGCTTATGGAAGTCAAGATGTATATTTAACTGGAAATCCACAAATAACTTTTTTTAAAATAGTATATAGACGTCATACCAATTTCTCATTGGAACCAATTCAACAAGTATTTAATGGTATTGCGAACTGGGGACATACTGTTAGTGCCACAATAGCTCGTAATGGTGATTTGCTTTATCGCATGTATGTAGCTATTACTCTACCACAAGTATCTGCAGATGGAAACGTGCAATTTCGCTGGCTAAACTGGTTAGGTCATATTATTGTTCAACAGGCAGAGATAGTAATAGGAGGTCAACGTATTGATCGGCATTATGGTCATTGGTTACATATATGGAATGAATTAACACAAACTTTTGGTCATCAGGCTGGATATGCAACAATGGTTGGTAATGTTCCTAAATTAGTTCAATCAACAATTGATTCTACACCTAGCATTACTTTATATGTTCCATTGCGTTTTTGGTTTAACCGAAATGTAGGTCTAGCACTACCTTTAATAGCATTACAATATCATGATATACAAATTAATTTAACTCTAGCTAATGTACAAGACTGTTACTGGGCTAGTGGTGCATCTAGGGTACCTGGTGATTTAGGAGATGTTGCACTATGGGTAGATTATATATATCTAGATACTGATGAACGCCGGCGATTTGCCCAAGCCGCACATGAGTATCTAATCGAACAACTCCAATATTCTGGAGAAGTACCTGTTAATAGTACCAGTGAAAATTTAAAAATGGCGTTTAATCATCCTGTAAAAGAAGTTATTTGGACTATTCAAAAAGATTCTCTTATTGACGGTACTTTGACATCTAATGTAGGAGGTCAACAATGGTTTAATTATACTGATTCCGTAGATTACACATATTTTTCAGGAACCCCACAAGATCCGCTAGGTGGAGGTATTGGTACTGCAGCATTCAATGTAGGTAATTGGTACGCTAGTTTACCTATGACTGGAACCGCTAATGGTAGCATAGCTACTGCAGGTAATTACGGTGTTAACGGTACAAGCGTTAATTCATTGTACTTTAATGATTTGTTTGGGGTCTCACCATCATCTGCATCTTCACGGGGTTGGACTTCACAATTACCTGTATTTGATTCTGGTGAGAATCCCGTATCTTTAGCAAAAATCATGTTAAATGGTCATGATCGTTTAACCGCACGTGAAGGTCGTTATTTTAATACGGTCATCCCACAAGAATGCCATACAAATTGCCCAGCGGTAGGTGTTAATGTTTATTCTTTTGCGTTAAATCCGGAAGAACATCAACCTAGCGGTACATGTAATTTTTCACGGGTTGATATTGCACAATTAAATATGACTATTACTAATGCAACTTATACATCCGCACTTACACTAAGTAATACCGATACCGCTAAATGCCGAATTTATGCAACTAATTATAATGTTTTACGTATATTGAATGGTATGGCCGGTCTAGCATTTACTAATTAAAAAAAAAATAATCAATAAATCAATAATTCAATAATTCAATAATTCAATAATTCAATAATTCAATAATTCTGATTTGTCTGCATTTGTCTGCATTTGTCTGCATTTGTCTGCATTTGTCTGCATTTGTATGCATCTTTCACTTTTTTGTTCCAAATTTTTTTTAATTAGTTTTTATGTTTTTTGTATTCATATTCTTCATCGTCTCTAGGACAGTATGTTTTTTTACACAATTGTCTAGGATTATTATCACCCATATTAATCCCGCAAACTACACAAAAATTTGCACTGCATATTAATTGCTTCTCTTCTAGATTATTAGCAGTGTCAATACATTGATATGAATTACACTTTTCTAGTGTGCAAAGATTATGATTAATTTGGTCTTGTGTTATATCCATTTTTTAATTTCTAATTCCGAATAATAGTTAATATTTGCTAGTTACTAAAAAAAAAAAATCAATTTTATTTGCCTTATTGGCCTTATTGACCTTATTTGCCTTATTTACCTTATTTGCCTTATTCACCTTATTTACCTTATTTGCCTTATTTGCCTTATTTACCTTATTGACCTTATTGACCTTATTGGCATTATTTGCATTATTTGCATTTTATTATTATAGAAAGTTAAAAGATACTAAATAAAAAAAATAAAAAGAATATTAGAAATTAATAATTTACACATTTAAAGTTTCATCTGGAGTTGCTAAAATATTTTTATTAAAAAATCTTTTCAATAATCTACAAACATAAATAATACCATATGTATTTGACATACTATTATTTTCATTATTAGTACCAGATATAGTGTTATTGCTAGAAGCACTATACATTTTTATCCCAAAATTTATGTATTGTTTGTAATTTAACTAGCATATTCTAGAATCAATACTCTTTATATTAAACAGCAGACCACTTATCTGGATTAAAAGGTGCGACTGACATATCGTCAATAGTCTTCTGGAACTGTAAGATTTTAGCTTGAAGTGCAATATCCGCATCACTTTGGACGACATCTTTAATTAATTCTCCATGCTTGGGTTCTGGTTTAACACCATAGCAATTAACACCATATAATAATCCGGCATCACTACGAGCAAGATTAATACCAGGTTGACCACAAATATTGCGATTTTGAGGATTATTTTCCTGCATCTTTTGCCAGAATTCATATTGAATGGGATAAGCTGCTAGACCTTCTTTAATCCATCCAACATTACACCTGTTGGCACCCTGACGATGTGCATCTACTAGTTGTTGTAAGCTAGCTACTTTAGCACCTAATGCGCCACATACACCTCCAGCATCATCAGCCGCATAAATATTTTCTTTAATATTAAACACTTGACTTATCTTAGAATTGCTTTGGGAAGAACCATTGCTAGTTGGTGCTGGAGAATAATATCCACCAGTATTTATAGGTACTGGCATGCCACTAGAACTAGCACTTCCACTAGATGCTTGGCTTGAAGATGCTGCACCTGAAGCTGCTACTGCTGCGGAATTCTTAGCAGAACCAGATTGAATTAAACTACCAGAATAAAGCCGAGATGGATTTGCGCTTTTACTAACTACAATATAATAGATCATGATTATGATTAATAAACCAAATACTGCAGATATACCAATTAGAATAAAATTGGGTTCGCCGGTAATTTGTGGATATAGCATTTTGTTACGGTAATTAATGAGTTTATCGTATAATCTAATATATAGAAATATTAAAAAAGACAAAATAAAAAAGCAAGATGGAAAAACTAACACATGCTAGAATATAAATTTGGAGGAAAAATAAAAATAAATTAAAAATAAATTAAAAATAAATTAAAAATAAATTATTTTAGCACAATTACCTTGTTTTATTCTATATTATGATAGAAAAGGATATATGCATTCTTTGAATGAAGTGCTTCTTCTTCACTAATATTACTAACCTGTGTATCATTACATACCATCCACCCCCTGCTAAATTTTTCAGTATCTGGATTATAATCACGAATAAACGAATAATAATGTCCACCATTCATAAAGCCTACATGATTAATGACTCCATATAATTCATAAGGTTTTGAATCACTACTACATTGATATTTATCTAGATTCAAGATCTTTGGATACTGTATAAATTTAAGTATTTTATGCAGTCCACCATTCATTTGTGTATAGCGTTTTAGTTTAATGATGACTGTACGAGGCCGTGTTAGTATTTTGCGGTCTTGGCGATTTCCAATAGTATTTTGGCATTTTTCACATCTGTAATCTATACCTTCTACTTTAAAATAGTCCGCTATACAGTCATCTAGAGTTATTAATGGCTTATGTTGCCATTCATCGGGTAGATTTACACACATCACATCATTTGGACTAACATCATATGTGACATGCTTACAATTATGACACTCAATACAAGTTAACATATAGTAGTAAAAGATTTTAACGAACATTGAAAAATCGTTTTCATATCGTTTCTTAAAATGTTCTAAATAAAGTCGCAAATGTATTTTATCAGGTTCATAACTACTAGGTATCTCCATTGTTACTTTAGATGCTTTTGCTGAATGTAATCTATCTAGAAGATATACCAAAAATTCATGCGGGTCATTTTGACTACCATTAAAAAGATGATCAAAACCAGATCCTTGTGATACATCCCTTGTAATATTCATAAAATTTGTACATGTCGAAGTTGCTTCCTTACGACTATACAAATTTTGCATAATTTGTTTAAAACAAATGTATATATAAATATCAGCGCATTTTGCAGCTATATGTTCTAATAATACCTTTTCAACAGGTGGAATATTATGTGTATCTAATAGTTTTTTAATTGCACTCGCCATTTCATTAAATCTTAATTTATTCAACTCATATTTGTTTATTAGTTTAATTATATTGCTATCATTTTTTTCATACTTTTTAATAAAACTATTTATAAATGGACTAACTGCTAGACATTGCATAGTTGAATTGATGAAACATTCATTGCCGTTATTGATAAGACCAGGTCGCAGCGCAAAATCTAGAACGGGTTTAGTTGTAATTTCTACTTCCATTTCTTCTTCAGAGTCAGGTATTTCTATAATATCATCAACGATTTGAATTTCAACTTCTTGAACGTTGTCACTTGTACTATTAGTAATATTTATATCTGATTTAGACGAGTCAATTGACGCGTCAATTACTATTGGATCTGTTATTATTTCTGTCATCTTCAAGTTTTATATTAATCATTAAATAAATTTAGTAATTCAATTTTTTTTTTATCTCTAGAGAAAAAGATTTTTCATATTAAATATCCTTTTATTCGATAGGCGTTTAAGGATAAAAAGAAATATATCGATTCATGTCAAATATCATTATATCATTATATCATTATATCATTATATCACTATATAAATATTAAATATGGAACAAACTATAATAATTGAAAAGCATTATTTAACACCTCAATTATATAGAGAATTATATCTATGTACTCCACCATTAACATCACCATCACCTAATATTGCACAACATAACCATACACATAATCCACATCATCAATATCATCCATATCATCCACATCATCCATATCACCATACACAACAAGTATTCCAGCAACCAACAAATGTAAATCCATATTTTGGCATTCCTCCAACACATACTGCTTCTAGTAATCCTATTTCACATCAACCAATACCACCACCAGTACCACCACCACCAATACCACCACCACCAATACCACCACCACCAATACCACCACCACCAGTACTGCAACACATTCTTCATAATTCATCGCAATCTAGAATACCAACATCTCAAATATCACTATCATTACCATTACAAATGTCACATCAACAAATATTATCTATTCCACCTATCTTACCAAACCTTTCTCCAACACCATCTATATTATCACAAGTGCCACAGATGCCACAAACAACACAGATGCCATTAAATTATTTACTATTCCCTTTTAACAATATTCTAACAGAATCATTACTTAATAATGATACAAGAGGTAATCAAGATAATCAAGGTAATCAAGATAATCAAGGTGATCAAGCAACAGATAGAACAAATAATGAAGAACCGCCAAATATTAGGAGTATTCTAGATAATCTCCTTAATGCAAATATACCATTTCAATTAGAAGTATCAACAGTACCTATATCTAGATTCCTTACTAGATTAAGAAATAATAATACAAATGATAATAATGAAGGAAATGATACAGGTATTAGTCTAGGTAATATTAATAATATTTCTAATATTGCCATATTTGGTAATATAAACTCTGATAATGAATTATGTTCTATTTGTCAATGTAATTTTGAGCATCAAGATATAATACGTAAGCTTAATAATTGTAATCATATTTTTCATATTAATTGTATTGATACATGGTTAACTAATCATAACATATGCCCTATATGCAGAAATAACCTCAATATAAATGTAAATAATGACATGGAAAATCGTGATAATGAGGATAATAATCAAGATTATAATGAAGAAAATGAAACAGATGATAATAATGAAGAAGAAGATGATAATGAAGAAAATGAAACAGATGATATTAATGAAGAAGAAGACGATGATGAAGATGATGAAGATGATGAAGATTATGAAGATAATGATGATGATGATGATGATGAAAATGATCAAAATGAGTGCAATCATGAATGTGAATGTGAACATAATGATGTTGATGATTCTAGTGAAAATAATGAAGATGAAGACCAAGATGAAAATGAAGATGAAGATGAAGACCAAGATGAAGACCAAGATGAAGAAGAACAGGAATCTGATATACAAAGTTTTACCAGTTATTTCATTCTTAATAATTCAGGACAAAATAGAAATAATCAATCACAAACTAGTCAACAATCAAATATAAACCAACAAACAGGCAACAATAATAGTAATAGCAACAATAATGGTAATAGTAACAATAGGCAAAATTCTTTATCGACATTATTTGATGTGATTGCATCAAATGTTAGAGTATATACTAGCAATGGTTCAACAACAATTCTTGGTGACTTTCAATCTGATATAAATAATCTAATTAATGTTGGTACACCTATCATAAATAACATTATAGGTAATAATACAGATAGTAATAATCGACCTCTTAATCCAACTCAAATAAATAATCAAGTAAATAATATATTCGAATCTCTTAATCCAATATTTAGCGCATTTAGCAATATAATGCAGGGAAATGGGAATAGGAATAGAAATAATAATAGTCGACAACCTAATAACCGTTGAATAAATTCCTTACAAATTAATTATAATTTAATTTTTTTGTGTTTTTTTTTATATGATTGAATAAAACAACTTAAATATAAATAAAAAATAAGCGATCAACAATAGATAAGTATAATAGATAAGTATAATAGATAAGTATAATAGATAAGTATAATAGACAATTATACCAATGTCTGAACAACCTAGTTATTGGCATCTTAATATCCCGGTGGGATCAAAAATAATTATTAATCACAATAATCGTAATGAACAAATGATTTTCTATGGATATAATCATGATAAATCACTTGTATCATGTTTTCCGGAATATTCACCTAGCATTGCACAGAATATGTTATTCTTTCCAATCGATTCAGTTATTGCAGTTTATTATGATATTGAACCTGATAATAGAATAGTGCTTGAACAACAAATGGAAAAACTTAGAATAATTAACATAATTTAAAAACCTAAAACAATTAAGAATCTAAAAGACAGTAAAAGGCAGTAAAAGGCTATAAAATGTAATAAAAGCAATTAGGACATTTGCTTTAATTTATTGATAATTAGATTACTAAATCCGAATGCAACTGTATCTAAATTTTTATACATTTTAAATCCGGTCATTCTAGAATCACTATAAATAACATTTTGGAAATATTCGCGTCCTTTTTTTTGCAATTTTTCTAATCTTTCTAAATCATTAATCAGTTTATAACATTCATTATAAATATAATCCCATGTATGTACTTTTGTATCAAAAACTAATCCGAATTCATTCCATGATTTACCAAACGGTGCACTAAAATCATTTATTAACACAGGAATAGTACCACATGCTAGAGCTTCTACAATACGCATGCTACTATTACCATTACCTTTTGGGCATAAACATAATAAGGCATTTTCCATTACTTCATATGATTTAAAAGCTTCTGTTTCAATTTCTTCCTGGGTAGGTTTAACATGATTATTAAGTCGCCATGTCCAATAATCATTATTTTTTTCAATTATACATGACATTTTATTAGAATTTTCTTGACAAAAATAATTATACATTTCTTCACGCATACCGGACCATATCGTCCCCTTAAAATAAACGTCAATATAACGCTTTCTAATTTTTAATGTACCCTGATTTTGATTAATGTTTTCATAAAACTTAAAAATTGCAGGATTAGTAACAAATATCTGGGTTTGTTGCTTTGCTAGACCAGATGGGAGAATCGCATTAGTAAACCAAATACACTCGTTATCAATATGCAGAGATTGATCACCACTTAAGATAAAAACTAACTTATTCTTAGGAAAAGTTGCTTTTATTTTCATAATTACATGTACAGGATCACCATTACTTTCATATATAATGTAATCTGCATCATCAACACGTGATACTTGCTCTATTTGATTATTAGTGAAAAATGGTACCCATTCACTAGATATTGGATTTAAAAATCCTAACTTTAATTTTTTATTATCCATATTTGATATTTTTATTTTTTATGATACTAAGATACTTAATAACTTATAATAATAATTTCTTATAATTTCTTATAATTTCTTATAATTTCTTATAATTTCTTA